TACAATGTAGACAATACTATCTGCGTCTATTAGGGCTAGCCTTTTTTGTTGCATTAGTAGGTTTTAAAGATTTATAATATTCAAGTTCTGCTACCAGTTCAAAGAAGTCATGGGCATACATAAAGGCATACTTACCCTTAGTCATGAACCTAAGTCCATTCTCACTAAGTTCAGTACGTCTATGCATTACAATGTTCTTTACCCCCGGTACAATAGGGATTTCATCCATCACTTTAACATAACTCAATGTCCCTGTTACAGATTTACACTGTACATTAAATGGAAATCTTCCATTCTCAAGTTCATCTTCATTTGCTAGGTCAATCTTCTGAGCATCTCTACTCCTGTTGACTTGACGTGATGATTTAACATGTTTAAATCCTATAGCTTTAAACTTGTTGACACATTCTCTTTCGAAAGTATGTCCTACTTCTCTGTTACGGTTACTCATAAATGTAAAGTTATGCTAAAGCAATTGCTTCATTCAAATCATTCTCTACTTTTTTAAGTTTAGAATGACTTTCAAGTGCAATTACTTCTTCTAGTAAAGATGCATACTCAGCATCATTTAAGGCTGCATAGGTGCTACTGTGGTAGATACCTTTGTTTACACCTGCAAATGAGGAGTGTACAAAGTATCTTCTAGTAGTCATTGCACCGTCAGATCCATACCCAATATTGATTGAGTGGATATCTGCTGGGTCTACAAAGATGTTATGTGTTGTTGTGCCTTGATTCTGATACCCTTTGATATAAGCAAGACCACCACAATGTAAACCCTTACAACCTGGACGGCTGACTTGACTCCAAGATGGTAAGTAGTGAGAACAACCTACACGGATACGATGTCCAGTTGTTTTGTTACCTGACATGTCTTCACATACAAACTCATCACCTGATTCACCCATAATAGCAGGACGGAATACTCTGTCTTCTACATACTCAGGTTCTGCATAAGTGATTATGCCAGTGTCTGGGTCAATAGTCTTAGAGTATCTATCTACTAGTATAGCATCTCCATCTGCATCTAAAGAGAACTTGGTAGTAACCTCTTCAGATACTTTGTAACATACTAACAAACCTTCTCTAGTGATAGCCACTTGAGTTGTAGTTGCATGCTGTTTAGCAGTCTCTAGAGATAAACCTTCTTCCTCCATCAGCTTGTTTGCCAAGTCTGTGTTTACATAAGGAGCAGAGATATACTCAGCAAAGTCTTCAGCTCTTTGTTCACTGTACCCAGGACGGCCAGGTATAGGTCTTAGAAATCTTGTCCATGCTTTAATCAATGGTTCAATTTCTATTCCTTTTTCTACTGCCTTGATAATCCTGTCAGCAAAAGATGAAGGCAAAGGTTTAGTAGACACGTGATTCCCAACCTTCAAGAAGAACTGATTGGTAGCAGTGTTAACCATTAAGTGAGGAGTCTTAGACTCAATCAACTCTTTGTAAGACTCTTTAGTCATTGGCTCGAATAGAGCTACAATGTCTTTTAAATCTTCCATTGTAGTAACCTGAAGAGATTTATCTTCAAGTACTTTCATAGCATTATACTTCTCTTCTGAGAAAGTACAGCTAAAGGATTGTCCATTCACCATGCCGGTGATACGGTCTTGTATTCTGTTTACTGTAATCATCATTTTAAGTGATTTTAATTGTTACTAAATTACATTTTTTTCTTGACAATACCTAATAATAGACTCTTCCATATTGTTAGGAATAGTCCATTTATAAGGGGTTCTATACTGATTAAACTCCTTTGTATACTCAGAGTGTCCTAAGAGATGCTCAATACCATTTAATAAATCTCTTACTGGTTTAGACCAATCCAAGAGTTCATTAAGTATGTTAAGAATATCAAGGTCAACTGCACAGCCATCTTGTATCTCAGCATTACCCCACATCTCCTTAGCTACTATTGCTATCTCTTCAGTAGTGGCCTCAGACTTAACTAACATTTGAAACTGCTGAACCTTATCTAAATGAGATACCATATCAGTGTAGGCTTGAGAGTTGTGCTTTATAGCAGCAGAGTCAATCTTCATATCTACATAGTTAGCTATAACATACTTTGTGAGAGTATTATACTTCTCTTTCTGTTCTATATCTAACGGGAAGTTCTGAAGAAAGCCCAATTTGTTCAATTGTTCTTTTACTAGTCTAGAAGTATTCCAACGTATTAATTTACTACTCATTGTTATTGTGTTTCCATTTACTTTTAAGAAGAACTTATTGATGTGCTTGAAGTCTTGGTAGAGTTTTACTTTATCCTTAGCTACCTTAATTAACCTTATACCATGAGGATCAAAGAAGTGAGCACAACGATAAGCTTCAGTATGACTATAAATGTTATAACTTCCTTTGAAGTCTATGTAGCCATCTTTATCATCAAATCTTTTATAGTTATAATCATCAATTACCTCTCTATCTCTTGGATAAGCAATCCTCTCAGTCCTATTATCTCTAGTGAGTAAAGCAACAAACTCTAGGGTTTGGGAATCAACATCTGTACCATAATAGATTTCCTCTTCATCCCAAGTATCAATCTCCTTTACAGGTACTTCTACTTTCTGCCACTCATAGATTCTATCTTGGTAGTTTATCAGTGAAGTGTTCTTAAGCCTTGGAGTGTGCACTATAGTACTACCATTTAACTTCCTTCTCTCTTGATTAGTCAAGGAGATATTAGCTAACTCTTCAGCAGTCATGTTCTCTAAGTCTGTAATGTCCTCTTCTTCTTCAGATGCCAAGAAATCCTCAGGTACTTCTATGTCTTCATAGATAAGAATTTCTTTAGAGTTTACTAGGTGTTTGTAGATCTTGTCTTCTAGAGTATGTCTTAGTTGTAAGGCCTTATTCTCTTCTATGTCTTCAAGTATCAACAGACTATTCATCCACTCAGGTTTCTCTAGAGTTGTAAATCTACCATGTAGACTTAGTAAGTACTTGTCCTTACGGTTAGAGGCTCTAGAGGACTTTAAGATAACTATATCATTAAGATGAGTAGTCTCAGTCTCTAGTCTTTCTATCTTCTTACCAGACTTGTTAGCCTTAGTAATATGAGAGTAAAAGACTTCTCTATTTGAGAAATTGGAGAGCATTTTAGTATGATACTTAATGCTTGGATCTCCTGTGAAATTAATATCTACCTTATCTAGGTTAACTATATTGGATAGTCTCCCTAAGATGTTAGAGCTATTACTCCACTTGTTCTTAACAGAATTGTAAACTCTAAGCCACTTGATAAAGTCATTCTCTTGCATCTCCCTTTGTATAATCTTAGAAGCAGAGGCAGAGGCATCTTTGAATCTTTGGAGTACCATAGCCTTAGTCTTTTCAGACCAGATTAGTGACTCTCTAGATGGAGAGATCTCAACATCCTCAGGTTGAACTTTGATACCTACATTACCTAATATGTCTTCTAGCTCTAACTCCTTGAAGTCTATAAAGCCATAGTTGACTTTGTTAAGTAACATGTGAGGTTTATTGAAGTACCTATTGTCTGATATCACTAAGCAGTCATCTTCATACAATATCTCAGGAGTAAAGTTTTGACGTATTGTTTGGTTGTTTTCTTTTACAAAGAAATCTACATTAGTAAAGTACATCAGCTGTCTTTCAACTGCATCTTTGTACTCTTGAAGATGATGTTTCTTAGCTTCCATAGTAACAATAACTCCATTCTTCTCAGTGGTCTTCTCTGCATAGATAACTCCAGTCTCAAAGTTAACAGGTATGTTTTCTACACCAGCGTTTAAATTGAACTTTGGTATTACAGATTCCACCTTGGTATTGTAGACATTAAACTTATACCTTAGTCCATTATACCTAGACTCTATTGTGTAGTAAGGATTAACAGACAGAGGAGCTTTAGCACCTATACCAAACTTACCTAAAGGAAGCTTAGATAGCCTCTTAGTAGAATACCCTAAAGAGAAGTACTTAGATAACCTATGGCCACCAAGACCTACACCATGATCTTCTATGGTAACAAAGTCTTTATCCATATTGTCACCACAATGGTATGTTACTACTACCTTATCGTTTGAAGAGAAGTATGTAGCATCATAATATTCAGGATCAAATTTACTGTCATTGTAAAGTTCCCCTTCTATTTCCTCGTAGTAGTCAGTGACCTGAGCTTTTCCACTTAAGATAAGTGCTGCTACGTTCTTTTCAGTAACTGAGTCAATACCATTAGATACTAACTCTCTGATAGTACTCTTGATAGGATACTGGTATTGGAATCTCTGTAAGATATCCATCATCAGTCCCATTGCTGAGCCTTCTATGCTTTTGTTAAAACCTCCTTTTATGTCTGTAGGGGTTTCTTGTAATATTGCCATTAATTTAATAGGGTTATGTGTGATTTAAAATCGTCTAATGGAACTTCTATTCTCTTACCATTATTAGTAAAGAGTATTAAGAAGTCTCTTGGTCTAGTACCGGCATCTATGGCAAGACGGTTAACCATATCTACCTCGACCTGCTCACTGTTATTTCTATCAGTGTATTTAATAGAAGTAACCTTACCTATAAGTATTGACTCTAGGTAAGCTTCTAACTCTTCAACTTCTGTCATGTTAGTAGTTCTTGAATTAGTATAGAGGCCTCTATGGCCCCATATTTAGCACAGAAATCTGTAGGGTCTTTTGTCCCAGTTGTTAAAGGAATTGTGACAGACCTAAATGGGTATAGATGAGGACTGGTCTTCCCATCATTGTCAAAGAAAGTAACTACTTCAGTATACCTTTGCTTTACCCACTCAATTAATAAAGGGTCTGGTATCATATTCTCAGCCCTTGGAGCTATAGCATCATAACCTAGAGACCTAAAGAACATTACATCCTTATAGGCCTTAGTGATTATGAGTATGTCTTTCTTGACTAACTCATTAAAACCTGGTATACAAGCATCTGTCCAATCCATTAAGAAGGACTTAGGGTAAGGTTGATACAACTGATACTTGTCAAAGATTCTATATGAATACATTAAGCCTTTAGGACTTCTAGGGCATGCATCAGAATCATAAAGAAAGTAATAGTCTACAGCCTTTACATTGTATAGGTTTAAGATGTCCTCAGTGACATTATACTTACTCCAATACTGAAAGTCCTTGAAGTTAAATTGTCTTGACTTTACTCTAATGTGACACAGTTCTTTTCTTACAGGTGTTATAACTAGAGTCTTAACAGCTGGAGTGGTACCAGCTAGAAGACCAAAGTCAGTAGCTATTTTAATCATAGCTTCTAACCTAGTCTCTAGCTGATATAACACTTTTACAAGATCAAAGATGTCTCCATAGTTAGGAGTGCATGGAAGAGCTTGGTCTTTCCACATGAACTCATTCACTCTACCGATACCATACTTCCTTTCGTAAATACCAAAGGAAGGTTTATCATCTACATTCCTTAATCTTGAATTGTATACACTTCCAATCACTGGCTCAAACTCTAGATAGAAACAATAAAGAGAGTATTCATCTACATTCTCTAATATCTCTTGTTCATCAAGTAAATCCAGGCTTAGCATAGAACTTAGTTTAAGTCAGAAGAAGTACTAAGATCTACAGCAGCTCCTCCTCCAAACAAGGCTGCTGCACTCTGAGGTGTAGCTGGTGCACTGTCTGGGATGTCATCTGTTTCAGTCAATGGAGTACCATCATTAAGTTTGTTTGTAACTTCAAACTTGTTGAAAGCAATCTTAGATGCAATCTTAGGAACAATGGCCGGCTCTACAAACGGGTAGGATTGTAAAAGCTTGTCACGGAACTTAGGATAGTGATTCTTAGTACTGTTTCTACGTAGTAACAATCTAAGTGGGTACTCATCCTTACCAAAGAACTCACTGCACATCTCAATGAACTGGCTGGCCAAGTTCTTGGTTATTGCAACTAAGACATTCTCAGTCAAAAGCAACTGAGTGTTGTCCTTAGTGATAGGGATACCTCTGAATCTTTCAAACTTGATCTTGTCAGAAGTCATGTAGCATTTAGCAAACAGAGTGAACATGTTTTGCATCTCCTTAGAGGCATCATTAGCTTCTTGAATTCTTTGACTCATGCTCTTAGGTTTCCCTTCACGATCATTTTCATCTGGTACATTCAAACACCATACTTTAATAGTAGTGTTACCACCACCTTTGCCTGTAATCAACATACCATTCTCATCTACAGCCTCCCCAAAAGGGTCTGCATCATCGTTGGTTGCTGTACTACCTGCTGTGGTAATAGTAAAGTCTACTGAAGGGTTACTACCTTCTTTTTCTGTAATTTCTACATTCTTGAGAATTATATTCTCGTGGATACCTACTCCAATCATAAAATATTTATTTAATTAAAAGGTTACAAATATAAGTAAAGAAGGGCTATCTTTCAAGCCCTTCTTACTGTTCTAGGACTGATTGCTCAAGTCAAGAGACATCATTGGCATCTCAGAAATAGAAGTCTCGTGGAACTCTTTTACTGGAGGTGCTGGAGCTACTGCTGCAACCACAGGAGTCATAGGGAATACATCAATATTCTCTCTTCTTGCTATGTCTGGCTTACCAATATCATCTCCTCTTGAGATAACCTTAGGCAATACAAATATACCATTAAGAGCCTTTGACTTAAGGTTGAAGTTAGTGTTGATTTCTAGGTCAATATACCCTTCTTCATTACACTCAACACCATAAATCTCTTTAACTAATGGAAGCAAAGTCTTACTACCAAAAGTACTTGCTCCTTGCTCCATTACAGAGAACACTGGAGTTCCATCTTCATTGTACTTTGTAGTAGAGAACAAGTCCACTTTGTTGCAACTCTTAGGGGTTACACCTATGAGTATAAGTTTATTGGCTCGTGTAGCATCATCTACTTGGTTCCAGTCAGAAATACTAAAGACATCAAAGCCATTAGTCTTATCTTCGTTTAGTATAGATGTAGTAGTCTTACCTTCTTCATCAACAGTTGTTACCTTATTAGAGTACTCCAAAGAGAAAGCATCTGTTAAGGCTTGTGAAGGATAAACTTTACCTGACTTCCACACACGGATACCCATGAATGTAGGAGCAGGATTGTTGTTAGTACTACTTTTCTTGGCAGCACGTTGGGAGGATTTTGGTACTTCCTCAATTTTTATTTCATTTAAGAAATCTAAAGAAAAACTCATTTGTTAGAATTTAAAAGTTAATTAATTGCCATAGAACTCTCTTGCATCTTTGAAGACTGCAGACAAGTCATTTGGTACTTGGAGACCACTAAACATACCTTGAGGTGATTTAGCTGGTATAATCACACCAGTTCTTAAACACCTGTTAGTAATAAAGTTGTACTGTGGTTTACCTTCTCTGTCAAAAGACACTTCAGTAAACAGGGCAATAGTTACAACTGATAGAGGATTGTATTGATCATCTACCAATTTACCCACTGTCTTACCCTTCTTGCCTACAATGATACCATTGGATACCATGTCCTCATCATGCATCATGATAGCAACATTCAAGTTAGCTCTCATACTCTTGCACTTACTAAGGACAGATTGATATGCCTTTGCTATTTCTGTAAACTTATCATAGCCCTTCTCTGCAGACTTTCTAAAGTAGATCTCAGACATAATGAAACCTGAATCATCTATGATTAAGTTCTTTATGTGAGCTGCTGCAGCATTGGTATTGATAGTTTCTAGTACACTTAAGATTGCAGTAGAGGAATCTACTTCAGATAGGTTAGAACCTACTTTGTAAATCTCTCCACTACCTTTAAAGGGTAATGGCTTGTTAGCACAGTTAATGATATAGGTCTCCTTAGGATTTAAGGTTTGTATAGAGGTTGATTTACCTGTTCCGGTATCACCTACTACTAGGATTACATTAGCCATTTTTTGTTAATTTAAGAGCTTGGTTTACCCATGGTCCCAGGTCTGGATCCAGGTCATCTGGGAGATCATAGAACATACCAGCAACTCCATTCATAAATAGTGGAAACATCAGATTCACAGGACCATATCTATTTTTGATTAGATAGGATACTATGAGGCTGTCCCCCAAGCCACCTAACTGTGGGGGAGTACAAGGGAATCCATCAAAGGATTCTAGTTCAAACTTACAGGGTTTTACTAACCCTATCACATAGTCAGCATCACGATAGGTATAGGTACTATCTCCAAAGTCCATTTGCTGTGGAGCAATGACATTGGCAGCACCTTTATTACCATGCCTGACTAAGGCTTCTCTTCGAGACTTGATTAAGTCCTGATTGAATTGTTGAACAAATACAATAGTAGTACTGAACATATTCCTAAGGACAACAGCTTTCTTACTCATTTCATCTATAGTATCCTTACTGTGCTTACCATCTAGTAAAGCTAAGTGGTCTATTACAAGTAGAGTCATAGGCACTTCTTGTTGGGGTATGAATGCTATAACTCCTCCCTTTTCTCCTTTAGCTTTGTCTTCAGATGATAGCTCTGTACGTTTTACTATACCAAACTTTGAATAGTATTCATCTAGTAGGTAATTTGTCAATATACTAGGGGATACAGTGCTGTCTAGTATGTGCACATCTTTCAGTAAAAGTTCCACAAAGGTGTAAGCTTCTTGAATCTTTTCCATCTCCTCATCAGAGGGTTTCTTTTCTGGGATACGGCCCATAACAAAGTCTGAAGACCAATCCAGTCCATACTTCCAATTGAGGTATGTGCAACACCATTTTACTTGCTTCTCTAGAGTTGATAATTCTAAAGAACAGTAAAATATCTTTATAGGTTTATTCTCCTTCTTGGCATGTAGCCACAGAGAGAAAACAAACATATAGTCAGTAAACTGTGTTTTACCCACATTCGGGTGGGCACCTATAAGATAATACCTACCTCTCTGTATACCATGTAACTTATTACTAAGCTTTAGAGTACCAGGGATACCAGTATTTAATCCTTTCCTACCTTTTTCAATTTGCTGTAGATACTTGGGATCTCTTATTCCTTCTAAGGTTAAGTTAACCTCTGGTAAACCATGAGATAGTTGAGTCATGTACTTCAGTTTTTATGTGTTCTTTTAATGTTCCATCTTGATGCTTTTGGAGGACAGTATCATAATCAGTTTCCCATTCTCCTGAAGACATGTAGTTGCCTACACTCTTCTTAAACTGCATGTTAGACTTATAATAAATTGTCACTGCTAAAGCCATAACATCAACTCTATACCCTTTTTGGATTGCTTTTTTAAAGGCTAGTACTCCTTCATTAGAATACTTATTTAAGGCATAAGCTCTCCCAAAACTATCGTAGGCCTTTTGAGGTATTTGACATAATGCAATGAACTGCTTATACTGTTCCTCAATAGTACTACCTTGGATAGCAGGAGTCTGGACAACCTTTTCAGGTATCTCCAGAGAAGGAGGTGGAGGAGGTTTCCCTACTGCAGCCATCTCTGACCTAGCCTTATCTGTAAACACAGGCTTGTTCTTATGAAGAGTAACATACTTATTCATGATAAGCCATGTCATTGTATCTTTTAGATTCATTTTATTCTTTTATGTCTGGCACCTTTACTAAGGTCTCTTTAATACGTCTAGAGTCAAAGTCACTTATGGCACTCTCATACCAATTCTGATCTGCAGTATCTACTGCTACTAGTATTATGATTTTAGCTTTATGAGTTAGGTTGTCGTAACGGATACGAACCAACCTTCCTATTCTCTGTACTAGATTACGGTCTACACTATCTACTTGTACTATAAGAGCATTATCAGGTTCACTAAGATTCTTACCCTCCATTTATAATCAATTACATTTCTGTAATTGCTGGACTATATCTTCCGTTAAAGTATTATTAACCTTTACAGTCTTTCTAAGTTTGTAATCTGAAATTCCCAACATAAGTGCAGCTGCTGCTACAGACTTGTATGTGTTAGTAGTTCCATCCTTATTAAATATAGTTACAGGTATTTTTGGAATTGCATTTTTAGGAATATTAATAGTAGGTGTGTAAGACCAAAGATAGCCGTAAGCAGACTTAGATTTTCCTCTAAGGCAAATTCTAACAGATCCTTTAGACTTGCCACAATAGTGTAAATCTATGTCTCTTAAACACTCCCACTTCTTTATAAATATTCCATCAAATGAAAATTGATAGGCTACTTTAAACTTTGCTTGACTGCTTCTAGCAATTGAGTTAGTATCTTTTTTAAAGACTCCTGAACCCCCATCTCTAGAATTAGTTAAGTTACTGTTTTTATAGTAATCGTACCAAAATTTCTCTCTTACAATCCAATCTTCTGTTTCTTCTATTAATTTAATTACAGGTTTTAAACCTAGTGATTGTAGTTCTCTTATCCAATTCATTTTGTATGTATTAGCTTTCTTTAATTTTAAGTCACCTATATGACCTGTAAGTCTTCTTCGTAAAGACTGAGTTGTAGCTCCTACATAACGTACTAAATTGGTACAAGGGTCAATTAATACATATATTTTTACCATTAGTCAACTTTAGGTAAAAATACAAACTGTTCTCCATTTCGCCAAAATTACTTTTAGCTACTCCCTTACGGGATAGTCTCTGAACCTTACTCCATCTTACAGGAGTCTTGGCTGCTGATTGTCCATTGTAACATACTTGTCTCTTTCACTATACTTAAGTCATTACTGCTTAAGGGAGTGTACAAGTCTTTAGGAGTTTCCAGTCAATTAGAAGAATTTATACTGAACAAAGGTTTTATTCAGTGCTTTTACTGCTCCGAGAATATTAATCTCTTTCTTTTGGAATTTCTCTAATGCATCTCTATTACTTTTTGAATGATATACCATATCTCCACATAAGACATTAGCCTGTTCAATACTACCTGCAAAGACTACAGTCCTGCTGTTTGCACTTGTTATCTTCTCTAAACATAAGGTTGCTAATCTCAGTTTAGAGGGTAAGTTGTAGAGGAATTGGGCCCTATCAGAAATGGCTGAGAATCTAAAACCTTCTTTTCTCTTATCTGCCCTAGCTGCCATTGAAGCTATCTGAAGTTTTTTAGTCAGATACTTGTAATGAGCTAGTTCAGTAGTGTCGAAAGGTTTCAGTTTACTCCCAGCTTTTATGTTCTTATTGACACTATCCAAACTGAACTTAATTACATGGACTTCAAAGTCTGCTATAAGGCCCATGTCTACTGCCTCATCTGTAGTAATCTTATAGATGGTAGGAAAGAGTCTCTTTAGTAAGTGGACTCTCTCCATATCATCTGGATAAGCTACCTTGGGGAGAGTAGCAGTTAAACCTAGTACATAAGGCCTAGTAGGAAACTCTAGAAGTGTTTCAAGTTTTCTTAAGTTAGGTATAGTTACTCTATGACACTCATCATAGATAATCATATCATACTTTTCCAACTTCTCTTTCAGTAGAGCTGCATAGCATACAAACCTTATGTTACTAATGTCTGTATTCCATTTACTAAACTCCTCTGGCCAGTCTATGTCTCTCATCTCTTCAGTTGGAACAACTATAAGTATCTGAGGAGACCCTTTGTCACTTTGGTGCCACAGGTGACGGATAGACTCTATACAGCTAATAGCTATCTTAGTCTTTCCGCACCCAGTAGCAAGTTCTGCACAACCATACCCTTCATTCTCTAACCATGCTTCTTCAGCCTCTTTCTGTATCCTTATCTTATTCTCTAATGCTTGTTCTTTGGTCATTTCTTGAACCCTTTAGCTTGTAAGTAAAGAGAGGGAAGTAGTGCTCCTTCTCCTACTCCCATAGAAGATAAGTCTTCTTTGTGCCATTGAAGTAAGAGTGTAGTTCCTGAAGCTTGAAAGGTATGGTCTAAAGCATTAAACCTTAGCATTCCTGCCTTATAAGCAAGTTCTATCTCACTAGCAATATAGTCTTCTAAAGCTGTAGAAGAGTAAGATGTTATTGTATCCTCAAATAGTTCTATAAGCTTTGAATGCCTTGACTCATAAGAGGTCTTTTCTATTAGTTCTGTCATGTTGTAATTTTAAATGATTATAAATAGTTTTTTCTTAGCTCGTGTTACAGCTACATACTTAATCCTGTTTCTTTCTTCTGCTTGTAAGTCCTTGCCACTTATTACCTTCCTGTTACGGTTGATATCATCTAACATGACTACACAATTTTCATAAGAACTACCTTGAGACTTATGGACAGTTAAAGCATAATTATACTTTACCTGAGCAAACTCCTCTTGAAACTTAAAGTACTCTTTCCATGCTCCTTTCTTAGAGTAAGAATGAAAGGCTAGGGACTTCAAGTTATTAAGAGTAGTGTTGTATAAGTCCTCAGAGTCTTCATGGATTATCTGTATCCTTCTTACGACCTTCTTATCATCCCTTACTAGTTCAACTGTACAATCATACACTTTAAACTCTTGGACTATTCTAAAGTTGTTAGGTATGAAGCCTTTATTAATGAACTGTATAGCCAAC